CGCTGGTAATACTACAGTCGGTGGGGTGTATCGAGGTAATACCGCAGGCACTAAATACTTCCGTGTCCGCGCTGTTGGTGGTACAGGCACAAATGCTACGATTTACATCCGCAACAGCTACGGCACTGGCACTGTATTCCTGAACGCCTCTATCCCTGCTGGCGGTAACGTCATCGGTTCTGTAGGTGTAGCGGCTGGGCAGACGATTAACGTTGGCAACTTTCCAGCGGCCTCACCAATATCATCATCCACCAGCTCAATAGCCATCGGCCCCAGCGCGGTTCCGTTAATACCGTTATTCATACTAGGGGCGGCGGGCGCAGTGAACGTTAACTCGGTCTCCATCCGCAACGTGCCAGCTATTTTGCGGACGGTTGTTTTTACAAACTACGCAGCAACTGCAAGGCATTTCAAGCTTTACAACACAGCATCAGTACCAGTTGCGGGGGCGGGTACTCCAATAATTGTTTGTAGCTTGCCAGCAGGCGGCACTTTGGTTTATCCGCTACCTCTTGAGGGCTTTGCATTTAGTAACGGCATCGGCGCAACAATGACTCTGGGCGCGGCAAATAATGATGTGACCCCAACGGCCACAGCCCCAGATTTTAGCGTTTCACTAATTTCAACATAATGACTAAAACACCCATACCCAAAACGACTACTGGAAAAGGCAAGAACTACCTGAGCACCAAGGATGGTGCAGGTATGACTGCTGCTGGACGTACGGCGTATAATGCAAAAAATGGGTCAAATCTAAAGGCTCCGCAGCCCGCAGGTGGGCCACGTAAGAAATCATTTTGTGCAAGAAGCGCTGGGCAAGCCAAGATGTTTCCAGAAGCCGCTAAAGACCCAAATAGTAGATTGAATGCCGCGAGGAAAAGATGGAAATGCTAACTGAACGTTGGGTGCCCGTACATGGGTACGCAGGAATGTATGAAGTCAGTGACCATGGGCGAGTTAAATCCGTGCAAAGGTATCGCCGTGGAAAATCTGGGTGCATGGTTCCTATACCAGAAAAAATAATGCGCCTCCAACCTAAAAAGCGTAGCGCATGGGGTCGTACTTTGCCATACATAGAAATTAAATTAAGAGACGGTTCTGTACGCACGGTGCCTGGTAAAAGTTTCTTAGTTCATCGTCTTGTAGCTCAGGCTTTTGTTGGGGAGTTGTATGAAGGCGCTCAGGTAGACCATATTGACGGTGATCACCAGAACAACCACTACACAAATTTGCGTGTTTTATCAGCCGTAGCACATGGTCGCCTACACCCGTGTATAGTAGATAAAACACGCAATAGTGCAATGCAAATTTTATCGAAAGCAAAGTTATCAGCTATGCGTGAGTCAGGAGAAATTATAGGGCGCTACCATGTATAAAAAGCCTACCCGCAAAGCTGCAAGTTTAAAAAGATGGAAGTGTTAAATGGAAGTGTTAAATGGAAATGATGATTTGGAACGTGGTGCTTTCCGCTATCGTGGCCTTGCTGGGGTTTATCTTGAAAGATAAATTCTCTGAGCTTGATAGAATCAGTATTCTTTTAAACAAAACCCGTGAGGAGGTAGCCCGTGACCACATTACTCGTGCTGAAGTTAAAGCAGACATGGAGCGCATTTTGCAACACGTCGACAAGCGTTTTGACCGCCTTGAAATCCGCCTTGAAGAAGTTGTTAAGGGTTAAGTGATGCCAGCCACTAGCGCAAAACAAAAGAAGTTCATGCAAGCCGTGGCAAATAATCCAAAGTTTGCTAAGAAAGTCGGTGTTCCTACAAACGTCGGTAAAGAATTCACAAAATCTGAGGGTGGCGAAATGAAAGAATCAAAAGCAATGATGAAGAAAGAAGTAGGCTTCATGAAAAAGAAAGGCGCTCCTACATCCATGATGAAGCACGAGATGGCCGAAGCTAAGATGGCTCGTGGCGGTGGCATCGAGAAAAAAGGCAAGACTGTTGGTGCTATGGTTAAAATGGCTCGTGGCGGCGGAATTGAAAAGAAAGGCAAGACCGTTGGCGCAATGGTTAAGATGGCAAAGGGCGGCAAAGCCTGCTAAGGAACTGACATGATCGAAGCTCCTAATTCCCCAGATACCGATACTGATACAGTATTTCTACCTAAGCGCTTGCGTGGCACAGAGGATGTTAAGACTATGCGCACACCGGGAATGGGGGCGAGGTTAGGTTCGCCTCGTCCTCGCAACTTAGCGTCTATGGGTAAGATTACCCCCGGTGTCTCGCCGTATGAGACAGAGAAACCAAAGAAAATGGCAAAGGGCGGAGGCGTGTCAAGCGCGTCTAGTCGTGCTGACGGCTGCGCATTGCGTGGTAAAACCAAAGGAATGATGTTATGAAAAAAGCAAAACGATACGCTGCTGGTGGCATGACTCAGGCGGACATTGACGCAGGTCTTACGCAAGAGATGTTTGACGCAGGTATGCGTGGCGGTCGCAACGAGCGCATTAGCGATGACGACCGTATGCGTGCTCGCATGAATGCAGAGCGTGAGGGTTTCGATAGCGTTGTCGATCAATATCGCAATCGTGCAACACACCCTGATGCGCAGGCTTTTCCTGTCGATTTAGGCGGAAGCCGCACACCAGCTCCACGACCAAGAGCAACGCCTAGTGCAGCTCCTCGTGCCCGCGCCATGCCTGTAGAGATGCCAGAAGAATCAGCTTCCGCCTCTCCCGGCGTCAATCGCTCAAGCAGAGAAGTTCCTGAGGCTCCTGCGGCTAGTGCAGCACCCCGACGTGCGCCTCCTAGCCGTGGTAGTTATGATCGCCCCGGACCAATTGGTGATCTCATGGACATCATAAGGAATAGTGCGCGACGAGGCCGTGGAAACCCAAACCCACAAATATATCGTGGCACATCAGAAGATATTCCCGGCGCCAAAAAGGGTGGAGCAGTGAAGAAAATGGCTTCCGGTGGAAGTGTTTCTTCGGCCTCTAAGCGCGGTGATGGTATTGCTTCCCGTGGTAAAACAAAAGGACGGATGTGCTAAATGGAAAAGAAAATGACCTCGGCTGAATTAGCAGCATTTCGGCTTAATAAAGGCAAAACTACAGAAGAGTTGTTAGCTGAAGATCGGGCTAAAACAATTCAGCAGAACATTGCCAAAATACCTCCGGCAGCCTTGGAAATAAACAAAGGCCCAAATCCTCTTGAGTTTCTTTCAGAAGAAGACAAGAAAATGCGTGCGGACACGGATGCTGGTTACGAGTTTACAAAGAAACAAGATCTCAAAAAGAAAGGCGGCATGATTAAGAAGATGGCCGCAGGTGGTTCAGCCTCTAGCCGAGCCGATGGCTGTGCTGTGCGCGGCAAAACAAAGGGAATGATGAGATGATAAGTTCTCGCGGTATGGGCGATATTCTTCCCGCAAAAATGCCTAAAGGTAAGAAGAAGGCGCGTCGCGACAATACTGACTTTACCGAGTATGCTGCGGGCGGTGAGGTTGGCTTGTATGCAAATATTAATGCCAAGAAGAAACGCATTGCTACCGGCTCTGGTGAGAAAATGCGTAAGCCCGGAAGTAAAGGTGCACCTACCTTAGATGCTTTTAAACAATCGGCTAAAACAGCGAAGAAACCATGACCACATCCGGCACATACGCGTTTAATCTGGATCTAACAGAAATTTGTGAAGAGGCCTACGCTCGCGCCGGATACGAAATGCGCACAGGCTGGGACTTAAAGACCGCTCGGATCTCGTTAAATCTAATGTTTCAAGAGTGGGTGTCTCGTGGCTTGAATATGTTTACTTTTGAGCAAGGCACAATTCCTCTTATTCAAGGGCAGGCCACGTATGACTTGCCGGCTGATACAGTTGATCTCTTAGAGCACGTCATTCGCACGGGCGCAGGAAATCCCTCTACGCAGTCAGATTTAACAATCTCACGTATTAGTGTTTCTACCTATGCCACAATTCCAAACAAGCCTACACAAGGTCGACCTATTCAGGTGTGGATTGAGCGTCGCGTAGACGGCCCACGTTTTACTGTGTGGCCTGTGCCCAATCAAGGCACTCTACTAGACCCGTACTACATTTTTGCCTATTGGCGTATGCGTAGGATTCAAGACGCTGGAGACGGTTCTAATACA